TATAATACTTACATTACTTCATATAATGCCAATATGATCTCAAATGAGGTCTTTATTGACAGTGCAACTCTTAGAGAGAACGTTGTTGCACTTGCTAGAAACATCGGATATGTGCCAAGATCGAAAAAAGCGTCAACTGCAACAATAAATTTCACTGTAGAACCAGGAATTACACCTCCACCAACAACAATTACCTTAAAAAAAGGCCCTGTTGCTGCTTCTAATGCATTTGGTGGTCAATCTTTCGTTTTTGGTGTAACAAAAGACGTTACAAAACCAGTAATTGACGGAGTTGCGTCATTTTTAGACTTAGATATTAAAGAAGGCACTGTAGTTGATCAAAAATTTCCATATTCTACAAATAATATCAATCAAAGGTTCATTTTATCCAATGCAGGGATAGATTTAAGCACTTTAGAGGTCTATGTAAGACCATCTGCGACTTCTTCACTACTTTCGAGTTATACAAGGCAAGATAGTCTGTTTGATGCGGTTACAGGAAGTTCAATAACCAAAGATTCTTTGATTTATTACATTCAAGAGATCGAAGATGAGCAATATGAGATCATTTTTGGTGATGGAATCTTCGGAAAAGAACTTTCAGACGGAAATATTGTCGAAGTTTCGTATATTTTGACAAATGGATCAGAAGCTAACGGTATTAGCAACCTAAGTTTTGCTGGAAAATGCACTTATACCCGAAATGCAGTCGAAAACACCATAACTAGTGGTATTTCTCTTGTAACTGCCAATATACCCTCTAGTGGTGGAGATCAAATTGAGAGTGTTGACTCCGTTAAAAAGTTTGCACCGCAAATTTATAGCACTCAAAACCGTGCTTTGACCTCAAATGACTATGAAATTCTAATTCCTAACAAAATTTATCCAGAAACTGAGTCAATTTCGGTTTATGGTGGTGAAGAATTGGTTCCTCCACAGTATGGAAAGGTTTTTATAAGCATAAAACCACGAACTGGTGACTTTGTTCCGAATGCGATCAAAGAAAATATCAAAAGAGACCTCCGAAAATACTCTGTAGCAGGAATTGTGCCCGAAATTCTCGATCTCAAGTATCTCTACCTTGAGACTGAGAGTAAAGTTTACTATAATACGAGTCTTGCACCCAATCCATTGATGGTTTCATCCACAATTTTGAACAATATTAACAAATTAGCTGCTTCTGCAGAGTTAAATAAGTATGGAGCAAGGTTTAAATACAGTAAATTCCTCAAAGTTATTGATCAAAGTCACGAATCTATCACTTCTAACATCACAACAGTTGAAATGAGACGCGATCTAAGGTTAGCTATTGACCAATTTGCCGAATATGCCATTGATTTTGGTAATGAATTCCATATTTCGTCTATGGATGGGTTCAATATTCGCTCTACTGCCTTTAGAGTCTTAGATATTGGTAGACCAGTTTACCTTTATGACCTTCCAAATACAGATAAAAACACTGGAAGCCTTGGATTATTCTCTTTAGACGCACCAGGTTCAACAACTCCACTGATTGAGAGGTCAAATGTAGGTGTTGTGAACTATAAGACGGGTAGAATAACTCTTAACCCTATTAATATTGTCTCAGGAAAGACAAAAGACGCTCAAGAAATCATGGAAATTTCTGTTGTTCCTCACTCAAATGACGTAATCGGATTACAAGATCTTTATTTGCAACTAGATACTAGTAACGTAGAGATGGTTGTTGATGAAATTGCGTCAGGTGCAGACCCATCAGGATCAACATATACAGTTACATCAAGTTATACAGACAGAAAGATCGTAAGATAACACATGACCGATAAAAGAGTTCAAATTAATAAGGTTGTCAAAAACCAACTTCCTTCTTATGTAAGGGATGACAGCCCTTTAGTCGGTGAATTTTTAAGTGCATACTATCAAGGGCAGGAATATCAAGGTGGGCCAATTGACATAATCAATAATTTAGACTCTTATATACAATTAAACAAATCTGGCAGTATTGTTGGATTTACAACCCTTTCAAGTGCTGTTGGCCAGTTTGATCAAACTATCTTTGTTAAAGATACTACTGGATTTCCTGATAGTTATGGTTTATTAAAGATAGATGATGAGATAATATCATACACTGGAATAGGAACAACTGCTTTTACAGGGTGTATTCGTGGTTTTGCTGGTATCACATCATTTAGTAATCCTGATGCACCAGAGGAGTTTATATTTTCAACATCTAAAGCAGCAGCTCATGCAGTTGGTGTGGGAACTAGTGGTGGTCAAGTTAATAATTTAAGTGCATTATTTTTACAAGAATTTTTAAAGAAGTCTAAAAAACAATTTTTACCAGGTTTTCAAAAAGATTTAAATCCAAAATTAAATCAACCACAGTTTATTCGTCATTCAAAAGACTTTTATAATTCAAGAGGAACAGATGAATCATTTAAATTACTGTTCAAATCATTATATAACGAAGAAGTAGATATTGTTCGACCTGCTGATTATGTGATTGCACCATCCGATGCAAATTTTAGAAAAACTCGTGACATTATAGTTGAAGCGATACAAGGTGATCCTATGGATCTTGAGAATAAAACACTCTTTCAAGATCCTGTAGAGAATCTATCTAGAGCATATGGCCCCGTCTCAATGGTTGAGAGAGTTAGAGTTGGTCTTTTAACAGAAACATATTATAAAGTTAGTATTGATGCGTCTTTTGGAACAGGTAGTTCTGACGAATTGCTTTATGGTAATTTTGCCATTCATGCCAATTCTAGAAACGTTGGATCTGTTGGAGCAGCACAGACTTATATTGATGTAGACTCAACCATAGGTTTTCCTGATAGTGGCACTCTGACATTCAAATATCAAAATGGAACAACTGGAATTTGCACATATACAGGCACAAATGTAACACAGTTTTTAGGCATCAGCACAACTGGTATAACCACTACAATTAAGGATGCAACACCAATTAAACAGAATGCTTATGTTTATGCCCTAGGGCAAGCAAACAGCACCGCAGGGGTCACTACAGACGGCATACGTTGCAGAATAACAGGTGTATTAAGTGGTGTTGAATTACCTGATACTTTCTATCAAAGAAAGGGTGCAAAAATAAAATTAAAGTCTTTAGGTAAGATAGCCAAAGTTACTGATTTCAAATCAAATAATTGGGTATTTAACGTTCAACCAAAGTATACTATTGATACAATTACATTACAAGATGCGTCTAACAATACTTATGAAGTTACAACAAAAGATTTCCATAGAATCCGATTAAATGATAACGTAACAGTTCAAACAAACAACGCTACATTAGATGGCACTTATGCAGTAACTGATGTTTTAAGTAATGTAAAAGTTAGAATTAGAGGATCTGCAATAAGCGATATTTCAGCAGTAATTGCAATAACAAAAACTCTTTCAAAACCAAATTCAGATGGATCTGGCGGTGGTGTGAATTATGGTTCTGGTGCTGATGATAACCATTCACATTTGAACAATTATACAGCAAACGTTCAAAACGTTTACATGGAGGAAGTTGGATATGCACATACACTTTCTAAACTTAAAAATCTAGTTGCATCAAACTCTTTACCAACTTATGGTAGTGATCATAAGATAAATCCAAACACACAAAAAATTACTTTGTCAGGAACTTTCCTCGGTGGTCAAACTATCATCGGAATAGCAACTGATGCGGATAATGCTGCTCTACCAAAAGACCACAACTTCTTTAGTGGAGATGCAATTTACTATACACCACAGAAAGATGATGATGGAACAGTATCTAGTTTCTTATTTGCAGAGGGATTATATTTCATAGAGAGAGTAAATCAATTTGATATAAGATTAGCAAAATCTCGATCAAACTTATATGATGGTAATTATGTAAAGGTATCTGAGTCTACTGTTACCACTGAAATAACAAATAATACTTTTGAGAAATATGAATTTCATAATAAACAAATTCTACCTCAAGAGTTGTTTAGAGAGATTGATATGCCAGTTTATGATGGCAAAAAGTATAAAACACGAATTGGATATAATGGTATTTTAATTAATGGTGTTGAAATATTAAGTTATAAGTCTCAGGATCTTTGTTATTATGGAGATATTAAATCTATAGATGTTACAGGTGGTGGAAGAAAATATGATGTTATAAATCCACCTCAATTAGCAATTAATGATGCTACTGGTGTTGGTGCTACTGGATATGTGGCAACTAGAGGTAGTCTACAGGAAATAAGAGTTCAAGACCCAGGCTTTGATTACGTTGATGTTCCTAAAGTATCAATAAGTGGAGGAAACGGAACTGGTGCTGTTGCTGAGTGTAAGATGGTTACGGTTCCACACCAAGTTGTATTTAATGCTGGTGCTGGATCTCAAACCGTTGCAATAACCACTCATGATGATTATAATGTTGGATTTTTAACATATCATAAATTTAGAAATTATGAGCAAGTTGTATATGATACCTTTGGAGAAAAAGCTCTATCTGGATTAAGCACTGGTGCAGTATATTATGTCAATACTGAGAACGTAGCTGGTTTAACCACGATTTCAAGTTTTGTAGGATATACAGGAGCGACTTGGTATCCTGAAAAAACAATTAGACTTCATAGAAATTTAGATGAAGCAGTTGCTGGTATTAATACTATTCCGTTTACCGCATTTGGTGAAGGAAACCATCAATTTAAATCCTTCCAAGGTAAATTGCAAGTTGGTAGTATAAATGTATTAGAACCAGGTGAGGGTTACGAAAACAAACTTAAAACATGTGAACCAACAGGTATTAATACAGCACTTGATAGAATCGTAATTAATAATCACGATTATAAGACAGGTGAGATTGTAACTTATACTGCTGATGCTAATGGAACTGCTGTTGAGGGTCTTTCAAGTGATAAAAAATACTATGTCTTTGTGGTTGATGAAAATACTTTTAAATTATCAACAGTTGGTGTTGGAACAACTGCAAAAGATTTTTATTTAAGAACAAAACAATATGAAAATCTTAGATCTATTGGAGTTGGAACTCATAGTTTCAATTATGATCCAATTGTTGTAAAAGTAGAAGGTATAGTTGGTATCAGTTCAATTGAAGGTAAGAATTTTCAATGTGTTCCTCAACCATTGTTTAGAGGTGAGGTTACATCAGTTCATTTAACAAATGGTGGTGTTGGATATGGTGCTTCTGAAATACTTAACTTTAATAGACAACCTAGAATTGATCTATACACTGGTGTAAGTGGTGAATTATTGCCTGTTGTTGCCAATGGTCAAATTATTGACGTAGCTATTAATAATAGAGGTTTATCATATAATACACCTCCTAGTATTTCAGTTACAGGTATTGGAACTGGTGCAGAATTAGTTCCAGAGATAGTAGATGGTCAAATTAGATCAGTTAAGATAATTAAAGGTGGTATTGGTTATGGTGCTTCTACAACTTCATTAAATGTTGAATCATCAGGTGAATTTGCTATATTTAACGTTAAATTAAAAACATGGCAAGTTAATGAGGTTAGAAAAAACTTTACTAATATAGACAACTCTGATACTTTCATAGAAAAACCAACACAACTTGGCCGTGAATTACAATTATCTCATGCATATGCACCAAGAGGTCTAAGAAAGATTGTTTATCAGAATAATTCTGACGGTGATCCCTTATATGGTGCAAGAGACTTAACTTTATTAAATGGTGAAACTGAAGAAGATAAAACACAACACTCACCAATTATTGGTTGGGCATACGATGGATTGCCAATTTATGGCCCATATGGATACGAAAAGAGCACTGGTGGATCAATAACTCAACTTAATTCTGGATATTCTATTGACTTAAAAACAAATAGACCACCAACTAGTGTTTTCCCACAAGAGTTCTTCATTGAAGATTTTACATGGAATAGTAACACTGATGAAAGTTATCTTGACGAGAATAATGGAAGATTTGGCATAACTCCAGAGTATCCTAATGGAATCTATGCGTATTTTGCAACTCTCGAAACTACACTAACTGATGATGCTAATGATCCATTTGATAATTTTAAGAAACCAAAATTTCCATATTTGTTAGGTGAAAACTTCTGGGCTCAACCAAATGAGTTTAATTTCTTATCAAAGAGTAATCAAGATGAAATTGATCTTAATAAAACTGGTTGGGTAAGAAATACAGAACCATATGAATTACTTCAAGATGATAGTTCATATGATTATGTTAGTCAATCTTACAAATATGTAACTCAAGAGGGATCAATTGTTTATGCTTCTGAAGGTGCTGTTGATAAAGTCGGAATCGTTACTGGTGGATCCTTATACCAAGTTAATGATAAAGTTGTCTTTGAGGAAAAAGTTGCTGATAATTTTGAAACTGTTGCAAAAGTATCAAAGGTAAAGGGGCCTGGTATCGGAACGATATCTGTTACTAGCACACAATTAAACAATATTGAATTCTATCCATCAGAAGAGAGACGTAGATTTGTTGGTGTTCATACAACTCCTTTAAATTTACAAAATGGAGAAAAAGTTTTCATATCTGGAATGACAACAACAAGTTCTCAACTTCAACAGAGAACTTATACAATTGGTATTTCATCCACAAAATTAATAGTATCTCAAGGTATAGGATCTGTTGCTGCAACAGGATTAGTTACTTTCTTTAATGTTGGTGGTAAATTACCATCACCTAATGATAATCTCAACAATCTCAATTTGAGAGAGAACGATATACTAAAGGTTGGTATTGGAACAAGACAGGAAGAAGTTAAAATACTTAACATTGATGCTGCTAATTCTAGAGTAAGAGTATTGAGAGATCAACAAGGTGTTGAAGTTCCTGGCCACATTGGATTAAGTCATACTATTAGAACTCCAATAGAAGAGGATCCTAGAACATTTAAGATAGATGTTGGTTTTACAACTGAGTTTGATAATAAAGTAGATTTTGAATATTATTTCAATCCAATAGAGTCAGTGGGTGTTGCAGATACTGACGGTGTTGGTATTGGAACAACAGTTTCTATTTCAAATCCTGGTGGTGGTTTATCTCAAATATTCATACCTGCCAGAACAATACGTTTACCTAATCACAAATTTAATACAGGAGATAAAGTAACATATCAAAGAAATACTGGTAACTCAATTGCAATTTCAACAAACCGTGCAAATGCAGATATAAATGGATTCTCTGCCAATTTACCAGAGGCAACACCGTTATTTGTTGCTAGGATTAATG